GTGTTCTGTGTGGGGCTGACATGACCTCACTAGAGGATACCTGCAAGCGTCACTACATGCATGACTATGACCCTGACTATGTGGCAGAAATGTCACAATCTGGATTTGATCCACATTTAGACTTGGCAAGACACGCAGGATATGTTACACAGGGTGATATAGACAGATACAATAGGGGTGACATGCCACAACTAAAAGACTTACGTAAGAACTTCAAGGTAGTAAACTACTCTGCTACTTATGGTATTGGTTCTGCTAAACTATCAAGAGAAACAGGTATGTCTCAGAAGGATGCACAGGTATTACTTGATGCATACTGGGACCGTAACTGGTCAGTAAAAGATTTTGTTGAGGATCAAGAGATACGTAGCATTGGTAATGATATGTGGGTACAGAATCCAGTGAGTAAGTTCTGGCATAGCCTACGGTATAAGAAGGATGCCTTCTCTACCATCAACCAGAGTACAGGTGCATACTGCTTTGACAAGTGGGTTGCATACTACCGTGGTACTAGACCAAACATTGTAGGTCAGTTCCATGATGAATCAATTAACGTAGTAAGAAAAGGAGAGGAGAACATGCATACAAATTATCTTCAAGAGGCTATTGAAAAGTTGAATGAAGATCTTAAATTAAATGTTACACTGGGTATTGACATACAATACGGTAACAACTATTCTGAAATACATTAGAAAAGGAGAATAACATGGTAGCGAGATTAGTGACAGTGAAGGGTATTGCAGAGTGGGCTAAAGTCTTCCCTGAAAACCGTGATATGGAGGGGTACGATGGTGCTTTCAGAGAGTTTGATGGTGCTTGTACTATTGACCTCATTATGCAGGATGCAGATATAGACCTCCTAGTTGCAGCAGGTTGTGGGAGAAACCCTAAACCAGACCCACAGGGTAGGGGTAAAAAGATTAGGTTTGAACGCAGGTTTAAAACAGCCCACGATTTTAATAGTGGCCCACCCATTGTTACAAAGGCAGACGGAACGCCTTGGGTCTTACAAGAGGATGGAATTATAGGTAATGGATCTATCGTGGAGGCAGACATTACTTTCTTTGATACAAAAAGAAAACATGCTGGCTCACGATTAGACAGGGTGAAGGTGTTAGACCACGTTGAATACAACACACAACCCCAACAGGCAAGTAGTGGTACTCCTCCCTCTACAAATAAGCCTGAACCAGCATCATCAGGAGAACAAATACTCTTCTAGGTGCAAACTAGGGGGTGGGTTTCGTATCACTCACCCCCACTTTAATAGGATAAAATATGGAAAACAAATATACAAAAACAATGTCCAACAAAGAGTACCACTTAGCACCTGGTATATCTTCCAGTGCAGTCAAGTCCGTATACAAGAAGTCTGTTGCCCACTGGAAGGGGGAGAAGCGTAACCCTGACAATCCAGCATTTGCTATGGGTAATGCAGTACACGCTAACCTATTGGAGAAGGAACGTAACCTAGTAATCAAAGGACCAAAGACTAAGAACAGTATAACCTTTAAGGATATGAAAGAAAAACTAACTGAGGATCAGGTACTATTAACTGAGGTTGAGTTTAATGTAGCCAACTGCATAACAAATGGTGTATTAAACAATCCACTCTGTAATAGTATCCTGAGTGATCCAGATGGCTTAAATGAGATTAGTATATTTGTAGAAGATCCTATCTCAAAACTACTACTTAAGACAAGACCAGACCGTTTACTAGGGGATACCGTGTTTGATGTAAAGACTACACAGGATGCCAGTCCATCTGGTTTTCTAAAGGATTGTGTAAAGTACGGATACTTTTTACAGGGTGCTCACTACGTCTACACTTGTCAGTTGGCTGGCTACGATGTAACAGAATTTAACTTTATAGCCTGTGAGAAGTCAGCCCCTTACATATCTCATGTACACGTAATGGGGCCAGAAATAATGGAGTGGGCTACAGTTAAGTTACACGAGACACTAGCCGTTATTGCAAGGGCAGAGGATGCAGTAGACTATAGCACAGGGTGGGGTGACTACACTATCATTGAAAAACCCAAGTGGTTATGAGCAAGTTAGCAAAACAGAAGGGTAGACTTGGGCAGAATGAGATTAGGGATAAATTACTGGAAACTTTTC